GACTAATAACTCTCATCCGATATAATTTCCTTAAAGTATAAAAATATGAGCCTGTTGTTATGGAACCAAGACTTAGCCTGATTACCCTCGGTGTTGCGGATTTAAAAAAATCCCGTTCGTTTTATGTCGATGGACTTGGCTGGAAACCATCCAGCGCAAGCAATGATGATGTGGTATTCATTCAGTTAAACGGCTTTGCCCTTGGGTTGTTTTCACACACAGCATTAGCAGAAGATGCTGGCATTACTGCCGACCGTTCAAATTTTAGAGGCTTTTCGCTTGCCTATAACACCCGTAACCGTGAAGAAGTAGATGAAGTAATGGCACATGCTGAAAAAGCAGGAGCAAAAATAACCAAACCAGCTCAGGATACATTCTGGGGCGGATATGCTGGTTATTTTTCTGATCCAGATGGCTTCCTATGGGAAGTAGCTTATAACTCTGGATTTGAAATTACCCCTGAAGGTAACTGCATCCTTCCTTAAATCCTAACCTCAATCAGCGGAATGCTGCTCCAGTTGCCAACATCAAAACTATCCATGGAGATTGACATCTCATCGGTATCAAAACGCACCGGTACATCGAACTCAAAATCAGCAGAAATAATGTCACCATCTGCAGGAGCGGTGTCAAACGTAACAATGCCTGTGGTCGTATCTACGCTCACGCCGCTGCTTTGCAGCACCGCATCCACATAAATATCAACCGTGCCTGCCACCGGCTTGGTGATATCACGAGATACTGCAACCGAGCCGCTGGAGTACAGCTTCACCAACTGAAATTCTGTGGTGCTGTCATCACCCACGCCGATCTGTACATTTTCAGCCTTATAATCGCTCCAATCCTTGAATCGAAAACCCACCGCCTTACCACGCCGCGCACGGAAAAAGGCAATCAGTGCTGCCCACTGGCTTTCGGTTTTAATGCCTGATGCCACATTATACTTAGCGCGGGACTGGCTCCATTTGCTGTTCCGCTGCTCATAGCCCGAAACGGTAGCCACAACATCGGTCATAAACATAGGGCCACCAGTTGCGCCGTAGCTGATATCGGTAGGGAACTGGATTTCTTCAAAGTCTGTCATAATATACTATGCCTTTTTGTTCTTTACAGTCAGCATTTATTATGACATAATGGCTTTGTAAGTCATAATATAGGTTGACGAATATGAGTAAATTTAAACAAATGCAGCTACAGACGCTGGATAAGCATCTGAAGCAAGTAAACGTCCCAGAAGTGCCTTCTGGCGGATGGATTCGTGCTATTCGCTCAAGCCTTGGCATGAGTATGGAGCAATTGGCTGCTCGTATGGGCATTGCCAAACAATCTGTTGCACGCCTGGAAAACAATGAAGCCGATGATTCCATAACGCTTAAGTCCCTACGCAAAGCAGCTGAAGAACTGAATTGCAAATTGGTATATGCATTAGTGCCAAATGAAGATGGTCTTCAAGGCATTGTGCAGAAACAAGCTCTGCTCAAGGCGAAGGATATTGTGTCTGCCGTTGACCACACCATGCAGCTTGAGGCGCAGGGTGTAGGTAATGTCGATGCCAAAATAAAAGAGATGGCTGACGATTTAGCCAAAAATCCTAACTCAAAACTATGGGACTAAATGGTGCAATATCACTACATAGAAGGTCAAACCCCACTGGATGAAGACGAAAAGCGTGACCTGATTCCCAGCATTGTAAGCCGTGAAGATCTGGATGCTTTCGAGCAGGAAAACATCCTGGAGGCTCGCAAATGGGTTATGCAAAAATCCGTTCTCTCAAGACAAGATATTTTTACCGAGAAGTTTATCCTGAACCTGCATAAACGCATGTATGGCCATGTGTGGAAATGGGCAGGTACATACCGTAAAACCAACAAAAATATCGGCGTGGAAGCTTACCTGATTCCTACCGAGCTTCACCAATTGCTAGGCGATGCCAGATACTGGTTGGAGAATGAAACATACCCCATCACTGACCTGGCAATCATATTCCACCACCGCTTGGTTAAAATCCACCTATTCCCCAACGGTAACGGCAGGCACTCCCGTTTATGTGCCGATGTTATCGTTGCCAAATATGGTGGTGAAAAACTCACATGGGGCGGCAATTCCGACCTCACCAAACCCGATGAAATCCGTAAGCGCTATATTGCCGCGCTGCGTGAGGCGGATCGTGGCGATTACGAACCGTTATTGGCTTTTGCTAAGTCATAAATTCCTCCTTGCCCTCTCAATGGTTCTGGCCATATCCGCTGCAATCTGGCTTTGGCTTTGCCTGAACCCCTGAACATCTGGTGTTTGAATGTTCATATTGACGGTAACGGGTGCTGCGCCTGCGCCGTTTGGCATGATGTTAAGCGGGGAACTGCCAGCAAATGCCAGCTCAGGCCCACGCTCACCCACCACGCCGAATTGACCGGGTTTAAGTTTACCTCCATCAGCGAAGAATCCACCGAACATGCTTGCTGCGGTCGAGATAAGACCACCAATGCCTGACCCGCCACCGCCGCCACCAAATGCACCACCGAGTGAATTCATTAACCCACCAATCAAGCCACCTTGACCACCAATACCCAGATCTTTCATGGCGGTTTTGAGTAGCGTTTGGTTGATATCGGATAGGATGCCTTTTGCTAAATCTTTAAAGCCGGTGAACTTCCCACCAACTATATCCATCGAATCCACCAGCTTGCTCTCAATGGAATCGCCAAGGCTTTCAAAATCTTTTTCGATTTGCGATGTCGTTTCCTTGGAATCTTTTTCCAGCTTTTGGTTTGCATTGCCTGCAGGAGAAGTGGTATCTGCTTTACCTTCCGGTTTTTTGAATAAATCACCAAGCGACTGTGCTTTTTTCGCATTGGCTTTGACAATCTTATCTGCAGCTGAACCGATTTCAGCATCTATGGCCGCGTTAAACTCACGCGCTTCTGCCAGTGCTTTATCGAAGGCGTTACCCATCGCATCAAGCAAGCCAGTTTCCAGTGCGGCGCGGGTATTATCAAACGATACACCTCCCAGAGGATTTTCAATGAAAGCCGCAAGGTCTTTGCCTAATGCTTCAAAACGTGCGGAAATGGCATCGCCGAACGCATTAAATGCATCGCCGACACCTTCAAAAACCGCAATAAACAGCCGTCCGAATTTTATCACCTCAGCAATTATAGCTTTAAATCCCAGCTTAAACGGCTCAATGGAATTAGTAATCTGCTCGGCCACCCATTTAATAGCATTGGCCACCGCTGTTAAAATATCCGTAAGCCCTGCATCACCAATGGCTTTGACCAGCTTGGAAAAAGCATCACCCATATTGGAGAGGGCAACATTCAGTGTCTTGGCCTGTTCCTTCATCGCACCGGCAAATTGTACGTCACCAATGCCTTTTAGATAGGCTTCGATCTCCTTGGAGTTTTTGCCCACCGTGGTACTGATGCCCTGAAAGGTAAAGGTCACCTGATCGCCCTGGCTTTTGGATTTGATGCCGAATTCCTTCAAACGCTCAAATTCACCTGTGGCGGCATCTGCTACCGCCTCAATCATCTGGTTCAGGCTTTTACCCATCGCCGTGGCGGTGTTGCCATAAGAAGTCAGTGCCTCAGCAGATGGCGTTAGTCCCAACGCTTTTAGCTTGATAAAAGCATCGGTCACTTCCTCCAACTGGAAAGGAGTGGTGGCAGCAAATTCCTGAATGAAGCCAAAGGCAACGCTGGCTTTATCCGCAGAGCCGGTGATGGTACGCAAACTGGCTTCCAGCTTCTCAAACTTGGTAATCGTATCCACCACCTGCCTGCCAACAAAGGCAGTGGCCATCAAGCCACCAATGCGCTGCAATCCACGTCCCATTTTGCTAAAACGCCGATCCATATCACCCACACCCTGATTGATTTGGGAGAAGGCTTTCTGCGTTTTATTAACGGCGCGAATGGTAAATTTTGCTTCAGCGAATCTTGCCATTTTGTTTGCTCAAAGTCTCAGATTGAAGTTCAAAAAAAGCGACCCATTCTGTAAATTGCCGCGCATCCATGGCTTCAATTTCAGCCAGTGGACGGCAGAGGCGTACAGCCAGTGCTAACTGGTTGCGGCGGATTGGGTCGCGCCTAAGTTTCCCTTTTGGGTTTCCACATCGCCGAAGAAGTGCTCTTCGATTTTTTCAGCAATACGGGAAACCACACGATAGTCGGCTTCCTGCATCAGTTTATCGCGGTCAGTCACGGTAAAGAGGCGTTTGCCATCCTTATCCTTGGCTTTTACCACGATGATATTGGCAGCTTGCTCTATGTTGGTGGCTTTCTTGCTGGCAATTTTCTGCATCAGATTGACTTCCGCCATGGTCATCGGGAAAACGTGGATTTCCAGCGGTCCCGCTTCATCGCCCCATTCAGGAACGGAGATAATTAGCCGCTCCTGCGCGGCATAATGTTTTGTTGCACGGTTAATAACGCTCATAATTTCCTCCCTTATGCTACGGTTGATTCAGTAAGCGCACCCGTGCCGGTGAAGCTAAAGGAAGCCTCAACAATGCCGTCAAAGGATGCGTTGTAAGAAATAGAAGTGATGATGGCATCGCCGCTCCAGTAAGTTGCGCCGGTGTCATCGCCTTCTGGGTAAAGGTTAAGCGTGACTGTGCCGCCAACGGATAATGCTCCCTGACCAGCCGTGTCGGTTTCATCCCAAAAGCCTTCAAAGCTGCCAGACCAGCCTTTGATGGTGGCTTGGTTTTTTCGCCATGATGTACCGATGATGGACGCATCCACCGTGTCACTGGTAATTTCCAGCGACCATGATTTAATTTCTGCGACCTGATCTGATCCAATAAAGACCTTACCTTCGCTGCCTGCATGAGTAGCCATAGTTTTCTCCTTAAGTTAGGTTGTTAAATAAAAGTTTGTGGTGCGTTTTCTTTAACGGCATAAAGCACTGAAAACGTTATCATCATAACGGAAATTGGCTTTTCTCCATCATCGGAGAACTGCATTTGCGTGGTATCAAGCGCGGTATCTTTCACCAATCCGCCAAGCGTCTGGTCAGCCGCGATTAACTGTTCAATTTCCAATGCTAATGTATCGATGGTTTCATCTGCATTGCTGTTTGCCTTTACATATGCTTCGACCGTCAGCAGTAATTCACGGTGCTGCGTGCGTGGGCGGGACATGGATTGCTCACCCACCGTTTCCTGCTTGGTGTAAACCAGCAAGGCAGGAAGATTGGGGTCATCCAACGGATAGGCGCGTGCTTCAAACACGTTATTGCCAGCGGTGGTATTGCTTTTGAGCAAAGTGGTGACTGCATTTCTGATTTGGGTGCGTGCGTGGCTCATAATTTCTCCAAAATTAATTCGGTAATGCCCTCGCTATCGGGGCGGATAACGGCGACTTCATAATTCTGCCCATCGATCTGAAACTGATCGGCGGTTTGGATTTCGGGAATGTCGGCAGTGCGAACGGAAAGCACGGGGCGACTTGCAACCACGTCCACGCTCTCACCACCAACAATTTCCGTAAATTCCTGCAACATGCCGGATAGAACACGTGGGCTTCCACCATCGGGAGTGTAAGTCACCACGCGTCCATCCAGCGTTTGCAGGAGCGACAGATCATGCAGCCGCATATCGTCAAGGAAGCTCATTTACAGCCCTACATTAAGCAATATTTTGACATTAGCATCACCAGAAGCCGCAGCTTCTGCCGCCACACCAACGATAGTATTGCCCGATGCGGTGGTAGTAAGGTTGCTGTTGGTGCTGTTCCAGTACAGCTTCGCACCCTGCGTGACCGCACCACTGGCTTTGGGTACGCTGAATACACCGGTGACATGCACCGCGCCTGTTTTGCCATCGGCAATAGCGGTTTTTGCCACTGCGCCGATTGCACCCACCAGCACAAAATCACCGGAAGCAACATCTGCGCCCGATGGGGTATAATTGAGGGATTTTCCCTCTTGGATATAGTTAGTAGCCATAAGATTCTCCTTTAGTTTTAGACATTAAAAAAGCGGCTCATGGCCGCTGTTGAGGTTAGGTTTTGTTAGATTCTTAAGTGCCTGGATTCTTGTACATAGTACGGAATTCAAGCGGCGCGGCGGCAGCATCAATCCGCACCTTGTATTCCACGCCATCAATCGTCCAGCCATCCTGCTGATCAAGGAATGGGGCGGCAATCCCATCGAGATAACCCACCTCAATCGTATCAAACACATTCGGATCAGCCGCCAGATACCAGGCTGTAAGCGATGCCGCATCCAACCGCGCATCCACCACCACTTCCGCTGCATTACGCACCGGATTCGGCTTTTTGCTGTTGGCCTGAGACGGATCGGTTTCAGACACCATTAGCACCCGCGCCGTATCTTCGAGTGCGGCAGGCACAAGCAGATAAGATGGGCGGATATTAAGGGTTGCCTGACCATCTTTTTGAGTACGCATGGCGGTGCGGCCAGCTCCCACCGTTGCAGCCGCTATCGCCGCACCGGAACTTGCCAGATTGTTATGATCGGCATGGAATAAAGCCGTGCCATCGCTCATGGTAGGGTTGGAATTAATCACGGCAAAGACCAGATCGCCAACGGTACGCGCAGCAGCTCGTCCCATCTTGCGTGGGATTTCAGTAAAGGCACTTAAATCATCGTTGATAATGGCCTGACGCGAAATGCTGAACATTTTACCGTAAGTGGCCAATTGGATAGGCTCAGCACGCTCACCAAAAGTTCCATGCTTGTATTCACCGCTTTCGGGGATTTCGTCCAGAGCATCAAAGGTACCTAAACCAACACGGCTGTGCTGTTTGAAATCCGATAAATTGCCAGCGCGGGTGAATTGCGGAAAGACTTCCTCCGATTCCTCATAGCCGCGCAACATGGCTTTGCGGGAGTTATTTTCCAGAATCTTTGGAAAGTCGCTAGTGGAATGGGTAAAGGCACGCCCCACCAACTCGCGCTTATCCATACGCTCGGTACGGACGCCACGCAGTTCCAGTGATTTACGCGCCATTTCCAGCAGCGTGTAGCCCACCAGTTCGGTGGGTTTGGCATCTTTTGCTGCAATACCAGCGCGGAATGAAATAGCATCTTCGGCGGCACGACTGAATTTATCCAGATCGCTTTCGCCCATTTCAATGCGCTGACCGCTTGCCGCCGGTTGCTCATTTTTACCGATAGCATCGAGCAGCAATTTACGCGCCTCGTTGATATCAACTTCCGGATCATCAAGGCAGGCATCACGCACTTCCGTATGATCCGCATGGCCTGAAAACAGGCTCCGAATCTCTGTGCGGCGTGCTTTTTCAAGCTCCAGTGCGCGGGTAGCACCTTCATCCGCTGCCGTTTTACGCAAGGAATCGATATCGACATCCTCATTACGCTCCGGCATTTCGTTTAGTTTTTTAGGCATAATAATCTCCTCTTGGTTAGGTTGGGGTTGGGTTTCTTCACTCCGACCGACTCCAACGGTGGAGTCAGCGGGAATATCGACCAGTGAAATTTCCATCGGTGTCCAGCTGGTCACGCGATAGAGATCTGGGGTATCTTTGTTTTCCTGTTCGAGTTTGCGCTCGTTAATGCGGTAGGCGACAGAAACATTACGAAGGATTCCATCGCGCACATCCTGCCAGATGCCTTCCACCTCGGCGCGTTTGGAAAGGCGCACTTCGGCATGGCCGCGACCTTTTTCAATCCATGCCCGTTCCACCACACCGATACGGTTATCTCGCTCTGAACGATCATGATTATATAAAAGCGGCGCACTGCTATTGAGGCGTTCGAGATCGGCTTCATTTTTGCCATGCCCCAACACCTCAATCCATGGCTCGCTGAAAAAGCTCTGGCGGGTGACCGGTTCTTCCGACGAAAAAGAAAGCCGCACGAGGCGGCTATTTTCATCAACAATTGATTCTCGCGTGAGATCAATCGTCCTTGTCAGTAGTTCCTGATTTTTTGTCATTTTCTTTGGCATCGGGTTCTCCTTCGTTTTGGTTAAAAAGTGATAATTGCTTACCGCCATTACTGGTGCTGAAACTGATACCGGCTTCTTTCTCCTGTTCGCGCTCCTGTTTGATCTGCTCGAATGTATCCTGCGGATTGCCACCGCGTTCGCGGATAACCTGAGCGCGGGATTTGAAACCAGCTGCAACAGCCTTTTCCTCGGCGGTAACTTCTTTTTGCGGATCAATCCACGGCATCACTGGCCCTTGGAATCCAGCTTTTTTGAGTGTGCGCGGGTTAATCTCGTTCTGTGGCACTTGCAATTGACCAGATAACACCGCCATATCCACAAACCGCTCCCAGATGGGGCGGACGCAGCGTTCAATGAAATATTCCCGCAAGACCGCATAATGTACCGATTGCTCCACCAGCTCCTGCCGCTGGGCGGAGTATGTACCGTTATAATCCTTGGCAATGGAAGAATAGCCAGTGGACGTGCCAGCCGCCACCGCACGCAGTTGCGAATTGCGGAATTGCTCCAGCATGGTGTTGGGGCGGTTGCTATCAATCATGCCGACTTCTTCACCTGGCAGAAGATTGTCAAAAATCATACCAGGCTGCATTTTCATCAGCCGGTTTCCGGCACTATCGACCTGTACACCGGCGGCGGGGCCATCGAGTGATTTACGCACATAGGCGCAGATGCTCGCTGCCACTTTTGCCGCCAGCCGTTCGGAAAGCTCGTAATCCTTAATATCCTCCATGCGCGTGAGCACGCTGGCAAAGATGGAAACACCGCGTGTCTGGCTGATACGCTTGGCTATTTTCAAATGAATAATCTTCTCGGCGGCAAAACGCTTGGTATCCTGCCTTGTTACCAGCGTGTGGGCATTGCCTGGATGCTCCTTATAAAGGTAATAGGCTCGCGCCCTGCGCCATGCATTCTTTTCCACGCCGTGGAGGATGCGTTTTTTCTGGTCACTCAGATCAAACGGCAGAAAATCTGCCTCAATCATTTCCAGTGAATATGGAACTAGCGTATGGTGATCAATGGTGTTGCTGGTGCCTTCAATATGCTTGATTAACACTTCACCATCGCGGAACCAGTGCCGCGCTAGCAAGCGAAGCATGTGATTCCAGTGGCATTCCCATGTGACTTCAGGGAAGCGAATCCATTCCTCCCACAGTTCAATCAGCTGGTCATTTACCGGCTTGGCAAGCTCGCCTGATTTTAGTTTTACCTGCGGCTCAACATTAACACCACGCCCCACCACGTTATTGACCAGACAATCAAGCACACCACCAGCCAGATCATGGTTTTCATCCAAATGCCGTGCTTGCAGGCGCAAGGATTCTCCGGCACGCTCAACAATGGCATCACCGGAACCTGCATCCGTTTTGGTTTTCCGCAGGCGAGAGGGCTGTGCTGCTTCATAGGCACGCTGGGCTTTTAGTACCTTCCGTGCCGTATCACGGCGCAGTGCCGCCTCCGGTGAAATCATCTCTATGGTTTTATCAATAAAATTAGACATCTGAAAAATCCGCTAATGCTGCTTGTTGGTTACTTTGTATGGTTTGTTCAAAGGCAGAAACGCGCCGTTCCCAATATTGAATCTGCTCGCGTATTTCCTTTGAGTTTGCCAGTGTCAGGCTGCGTCCGTTCATGGTGTAGCTTTGGCCTTTCGCCACCGCTAAATCCGCTGCAATCCACGCATCGAGTGCTGTTTGTGCTTGTGTTAAAGTCATACTCATTTTGTTAACCCCGATTTTTTTGCCAGCCAAAAAGGTACGCGAATAGCGTTCTCCAGTTTGGTGCTGTGTTTACGTGATAAGAAAAACTGACGGTCATTAATCAGCACTTGATAAGCCCTGATCGTGCCGTTTAAAAATTCACATGGAAAAGTGAGAGTCGTGTAATCACGATAAAATCGTTTTCTCATACTGTTACCCTGTTATTGATTTAATAATTGCATGCCCGATTGCTTCGGGAATTTGCGGCACTACGGCATTTCCGAGTGCTCTAAGTCTGTCCACCCTGGTGGAAAACCCATCACTATCTCGGCAAATGAGGGGTTCAGGTATATCGGGTCGGTTGAAGTAGTCCGCAGTCCTTCGGACATCTTTGCACCACGAAAATGCTTGCTGCCCACATAGCGATTGCGGCTCGCTCCTTTGAATTCGTTTGCGCCCATCGTCGGCAGCAATCTCGCCAGCCGCGCCAATCCCACGCTGCCCGATGTTCCCTGACCGTTGATCTTCCTCGGCATGCCAGTGCTGGTGATATAATACTGATCGTTCTTGCCGATAATCGCTCCCTGCATAGCATCGCTTGCCATCGGCGTAGGCAACAATCCAAACTCGGTCGCGTCGGTGCGGTGCTCCGACGGCACAAGCTGGAATAACAAATGGCTGCACGGCGTAGCCTTCACGCTCCAGATCAATCTTCGAACGGGTGAATGCCATTTGTGCGAAGTTAGCAACGTTTTCACCAACAACCCAAGAGGGCTGCGCTTGTTGAATGATTCGAAACATTTCCGGCCAGAGGTCGCGGTCGTCTGACGTTCCTTTTTTTCGTCCGGCAACGGAGAATGGCTGGCATGGGAATCCACCGCAGATGAGGTCAATCCTGCCTTTGTAAATAAGTCGTTCTGCATCGTATAACCTTCCATTTTCATAGCGTAGCTGCCGAATATCCTGAGCAATCGGCACATGCGGCCAATGCTTTTGCAGCACATTCTGGCAAAAGGGTTCAATTTCACAAAACGCGATGGTGCGAAGTCCGGCACGCTCAAGGCCGAGGGAGAACCCGCCGATACCAGAGAATAAATCCAGTACGGTCAGTTCCTGCTTCATCGCTTATCCTTTAATTAAAATTCCAGTCCTCGTAGCCAAGCCATTCATTGGACTGAGCTGTTTCCTTAGTCTGTTCCTGTTTTTGCTTGAGCCGTTCGCGCTCTTGCTCTTTTGCCAGCGCATCCAGATTGGGATTTAGGATATGCAATGCCGCCAAGCCATAGACGCGGCAGTCCAACGCTTCATTACGCCTGCCTTTTGGCATCACCCATATGCGTGTGGGGTGGCCGTTGATGAACTTGGTCTGAATACGTTCAGCGGTCAGCTGCCTGAAATATTCCTCCGGATAATCCGCTGGAAAATGGCAATAGCCTGCACCTGGCTGATGAATTTTCAGCCGTGAATAAATCATCTGCTTGGCGGTATCCGTACCGATGCCAAACAGTTTCACGCGCAATTTGTTATTGCGGCTGAACTTGCTTACCAGCGGTTTACCAATCTGCGATGCGCCCTTGATGGCGTAAACGCGCTGGTGCTCACGGTTTTTGCAATACTCATAAACTTTCTGCGTATGGTGACCGCCCGTATCCACGCATGCACAAGAGATTGCCAGCGTGCGCCCATCGGTGGTTGTCACCATCTGATTCAAAACCGTATCTAAATCCTCCCAGACTTTCGGCTGAGCTGGATCGCCATGCAGTACATGATATTGCAGCGACCAGCTTTCCTGCGCCAATCCCCAGCCAATCACTTCCGTTTCCAATCGGTCGTCCTGAACGTCCACACCAGCAGTAATCACCACCACGCCTTCTGGTGAGATACGTCCCCAGTTTTCCTTGCGTCCGAGCAAACCCGATGGATCAATGCCCTCGGTGGCTTCTTTCCATGTTTCACCAAGGCTGGTATTCACCCAAACTTTTAATGTTTCCGGCAGGCGTTTGGCTTTGAAAAAATTTACCACCATCTCTGACCATTTAACCCATGGGCTATACAGCTCAGAAATATGAAAGCCTGCAATGCCGTTAAATGCGGCTTCGGCTTTCCATTCGCCTCGTGCTAGCATCCAGATTTTATCGCTCTCCTGTAGCTTGGCTTTGCAATGCTCGCATTCGTAATGCGTGGTTTCAGGCTGGCGTTTTTCAAACTTCACCTGCGCCCAACTCAACACCTGAAATGCCCCACATTCGGGGCATGGCACATAATATTTCTGCTGATCGCTTTGTTCATAACGTGCTGCAATCTTGCTCTCACCCTCGTTGGTAGGAGTAGAGGCCGACACCAACAGGCGGTTCCAGAATGTTGTGGTACGCTTATAAGCCAGCGAGCCTGGGTCACCTTCCGTACCTGCCGAATGCGGGTAGCGGTCTTCTTCATCGAGCAGCACAATCCGTATCGGGCGACTGGCAAGCGATGCAGGACTATTCGCGCCCGCCATCGTAATATGCCCACCTACGAATTTCTTGTGCAGCAGCGTGTTGTTACTATTGCGGCTGCGTGGATCACCTAATAATTCCGCCAGTTCATCCGTATCACGAATCATCGGCGCGAGGCGGTCTTTGCTCCATGTCTCCGCCATATCCAGCGTCGGCTGAATCAGCAGTAAGGGCGATGGGTCCTGATGCATGAAATAACCAATGATATTATTGATAATTTCGGTTTTGCCGATCTGCGAGCTGGTCATATACACCACCTCCGACACGCCCGGCTTATTCACCGCATCCATCATCCCCCTTTGATACGGTGCGCGATCGGTTACCCACTTTCCCGGTTCCGAGCTTGCTTCCGGACTCAGGCGGCGATACTGATCCGCCCATTGGCTCACCGTCAGTTCTGGCGGCGGAGTCCAGGCCTTCATCACCGTCTTCATCATCTGCGGATATGTCTTCTTCTTCCGATTCATAGGTGGCCAGCTCCGATAACGCCTCAAAAATGGTGCGCTTTAAAAACTTCTCAATTTCATGCGTGTCTTTTAAGTTAGAGATCTGATAGGCGGTTTTAGTCGGGATGCTCAGCATCTTGGCGCGGCAGGCCGTAACCATCTGGCTCCAGTCTGCTTCCACCCGCTCCACCGTCACCAGTTCGCCCGTTCGTTCCGCCAGCTCAATCTCAGCCATATCCGCTTGCGCTTTGAGCAGCCGTGCTCGCTCAAGGTGCGTATCCTGTGGCGCGACACCCTGACCGAAAGCACGTTGTTGCAGATAATTGATGTAGGATCGAACGCAGCCAATTAACTCATACTGGTTCTTTTCTGGCTTCGGGATAACACCATCACGCGCCAGTTGCTGCACCCGCCGTTCGGATAATCCGAAGAGTTTAGCAATCGTGCTGACCGGATAAGATGTTGGCATAGTAATACGCTCATTTTATTCATAATTTTCCATCTAATTGACTTGATTAAGAGCGTGATTGAAGCATTCATGGGTATGCCCTCAAATGGCAAAACATTAATCAAACCAAAGGAGCTTATCATGACCAACATTACCATCAGCAACGCCCAGCATCGTGTTTTGGAAGATGCTGCCAACTTCCCCGAAAGCCCGATTGAAAAATTCACCGAACACTTGCCAGCCGGAGCGCGAGGCTTGATGACTCAGGCACTGGAGCGAAAAGGCTGCATCGAAAAACGCGGCGACAAACATTACATCACTGCAACAGGATGCAACGCCGTGGGACGCGATGCAACACCATGCAACGCACCTAAACCGGAAACCAAACAATCGATTATCATTGGCCTGCTCACCCGTGAGGAGGGAGCAACACTGCCAGAACTCATTGCAGCCACCGAGTGGAAGTCACATTCAGTACGCGGCCATCTTTCCAACCTGCGTAAAAAGCGCGGCATGCCGATTGAGACATTTACCAACACTGATGGCAATCGCGGTTATCGTCTGGTTGAAGCTCAAGCCTCCTGACGTTTCACCGCTACCTGCGCGAACGATTTCTTTTCACCGGCCAGCGTTGCGTTGTTGCCGGTGAACTCTTCCCACCGTTTCACAATCACATCGCAGTAAATCGGGTCTAACTCAATCAGTCGCGCCTGCCGTTTCAGCTTCTCACAAGCGATTAAGGTTGAACCTGAGCCACCGAAGGAATCTAGTACGATATCACGGCTTTTACTGGAATTCTCAATCGCACGGCACACCAGCTCCACCGGCTTCATCGTAGGGTGCAGGTCGTTAACATTAGGTTTGTTATAATTCCAGATATCACTCTGGCTGCGATCACCACACCAGTAATGCTTGCTGCCTTCAGGCCAGCCATAAAGGATAGGCTCATACTGCCGTTGATAATCGGCACGCCCCATGGTGAAAGTGTTCTTCGCCCAGATTATAAATGTTGACCAATGCCCACCCGCTTCAAGGTAAGCTTTTTGCAGCGTGTGCAATTCCGAGGAAGACATGCAGATATACATCGCACCCTTGCACACTTTTACCATGTTGGTGCAGGCATCCAGCAGGAACTGGTAAAACCCTACGCCGAGATTATCATTCTTGATCTTCCGCTTGTTGCCACGCACACTATCTTTCATGCTCTGACCATAATCGACATTGTACGGTGGATCGGTGAATACCATATCGGCCAGCTCGTCACCCAGCAGTTTTTCAATGGTTTTAGCTTTGGTGCTATCGCCGCAAATCAAACGATGATCGCCCAGAAGCCAGATATCGCCTTCCTTGGAAACAGCTACTTCAGGAGCTTCCGGAATGGCATCTTCGTCAGTGAGACCGTCCATCCCCACATCGCCCAGCAGCTTTTCAAGCTCAACAGTATCAAACCCTGTAAGATCAAGGTCAAAACCAAGATCACCTAATTCGCCCAGCTCAATCGCCAAGAGTTCTTCGTCCCATTCAGCATCTTCATGGGTGCGGTTGTCAGCCAGCCTGTACGCCTTTATCTGCGCTGGTGTAAGGCCGTCGGCGATATGCACGGGAACTTTCTTTAACCCCAGCGACTGCGCCGCCTGTAGGCGCGTGTGACCTGCAATAATGACCATTTCCTCATCCACCACAATGGGCTGGCGGAATCCATACTCTTTGATGGAAGCTGCCACCTTGGCGATTGCGTTTTCATTGTGGCGTGGATTCCGCGCATAGGGAATCACCCGACCGATTTCGATCAGTTCTACTTTCATGTTGGTTCCTGTATGTTGATTAATTCTGTGCATCCGCCATTCCAAACGAAATGGCTCAAATACCCCGTTTCGTTTGGAAACGACTTAAGTGTTTGTTTTATAAAGATTCACGCGCCGCCCAAACGAAACGAAATGCAAAGTTTCGTTTTATGCCTAGCCAAAAGCCGCGCCCTCGGCGTACCCGTAGGGGCGACCCCACGGGAGTACCTTTTTGAATCGGGCTGATTAGATGCGGTGTGTTAGCGCTGAAAGACTGTAAGATGGTAGCTCGTGCTGCGACCACCGGCATCATCTTTTTGTAAGATGCGACGGTCAACCAGGTTCGTGATATCCCTAAGCGCTGTGTCTTGGGAGCATTTGCTAATCTTCGCCCATTTGGATGAGGTTAGCTTTCCTTCAAAACCATCAAGCAACCGATTGATGATCATGCGCTGTCGTTCGTTAAACGACTCACTGGCGTGTGCATCCCAAAAGCGTGCCTTGGTCAGCACTGCTTCAAGCATTTCATCGGATGCGAGGGTGGCATGCTTTAAGCACTCTAGGAACCATTTAATCCACGGCGTTATATCCAGCGTTCCTTTTTGGCAGCTTTCCAGTACGTCGTAATACGCTTTACGCTCTGTTTGTATTTGCGATGACATGCTGTAAAAACGCTGCTTGCTTCGCTCAGATTGTGCCAGCGTCATATCAGCAATGGCACGTGCAATACGCCCGTTGCCATCATCAAACGGGTGAATGGTCACAAACCAGAAATGTGCTAAAGCCGCTTTGATGACTAAATCCGTTTCAGCTTTAGCGTTGTACCACTGAATAAAACGCTGCATTTCTTTCTCTAAACGGTCGAATGTTGGCGCTTCATAATGCACCTTTTCTTTGCCGAAAGGGCCGGAAACCACCTGCATTGCACCGCTTTTTTCATCGCGCCAATTTCCAACATTGATGCGTTGCATACCACTGCGACCAGTGGGAAAAAGTGCCGCATGCCAATCAAACAAACGACTTTTGGTAAGAGGTTTGTCGTATTTTTGTGTAGCATCCAGCATCACTTCAACGATACCTTCAACGTCTCGTGTTGCGGGTGTTGATGCACCAATATCCATACCAAGCCTACGTGCGATGGAAGAGCGAACTTGCTCAGTGTCCAGCTTTTCGCCCTCAATTTCAGATGTTTTTATGACATCATGAGTCAGTGTTTGCAGTGTAGCTTCTTCTCTCAAGTTAAAGCCAAGTGCCTCCATTCTTCCCAGTAATTTACCCTGTAGATGCCGCACATCGGCAAGCAGTACGGAGAGTTCCGCCTGATTAAATGTAAAGCTTGGCCAGTCTTTTGATTCATGGATATACATATAATCTCCGCATATTATAAGGAGATTGTAGTTGTTATTCGCCGCATTTGCAAGGTTATTTTCTGCATATCTTGCGGAGAATAGCGTAATTATTCACCGCAAATCATTTTTTAACATTTTTTGCCACAAAAACCACGCTCGCCTTTCGAAATTCGAAAGCTGCTTTTCGATTTGAGAGGCTTTGCTATCTGGATTTTATACGGCTAACGTAAAAAGCAAGGTTGCGTGCGAACTCAATTGGGAAGCGTTCCCGTATCGTTGTTTGCATCACCTGACCGTTCTCACGCTGCCGAAACAACTGCATGATGCCAGGGCCATACATCTGCTTGAGCGGTCTGCGCTCCTTGCCTTTGCGGATGTAGACCGTAGTCTTGCTTGAGCCGCTGCGGCGCGGGGCGATGAAAGCTTTGCTGTAGGTGCGTGTCTTGCCATAGACCTTTGCCTTGACCAGCCCACGTTTGCCGCCCTTTTGCTGGGTGGGTTTCTTGCTGCCCACCACAAACTCAATGAGCTGTAACGCACGGTCACGCGCCACCAGCGTTGCCCACAAGCGTTTAAAGGTTGCCTTCTGCGTTTCAATGCGCCGCTTCACACCAGCCTGTCTGCTGTTCATCTGCGGTGCGATGTGCCTGACACTTGCCACTTTGGCACTCTCAGCCACACGGTTCAGCGTACGTATTGTTGCCTGCGGTGCGACCTGTTTTTCAAGCGTGCTTAAGCTCCGACTCAATTTCTTGAGATCGTGTTGTATTGTGATATCAAATGCCATGGTAAAAATCCTAAAATGTTAGGCTGCAAGCCGTTGTTCACGTGCTCTAAAAATGATTGACCAATCCTGCAAAAGGTCTATTAATTGGTTCGAATTATTTCGGACGATGTCCACCATTTTTAAATTCATTTGTAATAAATAGTAAACAAACGTCTGTTATAGTAATCATATAAAATTATTAAATATTATATGATTAGAGGCTGAACTTTATGCCGAGACGTTTATACCCGGTTGTTGATGAGCAAAATATCACTAGACAAGGGACGCATATTACTGAGCATGAGGGGGCAGAAGTAATTGATGCTGTTGATGTAGAGATATTTGATTCTGAAAATATCATGCCTGACGACCCAAACATACCACCTACTGCAGAAGTAATTGATCAAGCATCGAATCTGCCTCAAGCTCAACCAGCTCCAGAACCGCAGGTTCGTGCTGATGCTGCTATTCTTACAGGAATAATAACAATGACAAGTGCAGGTGTCGGGGCAGTTTTAGGCGCTGGTGTGGAGACCTATAGGCACTTTAATGACTCTGAGAATAGTAATGATTTTGATAAAGGTGAATATAAAGATGATGTAGTTGGTGAATTACCAAAATACATCTCAATGGGAGCGGCAGCAGGAGGCGCGTTAGGTATGGCTTCCAGTTTAATGTTAGCAAAGTTTTATCCTGAGTTTGGTGATGTTAATAGGTATGTACGTGATCAAATATCTAATCACTTAAGAGAAGGAGTAGATGATTTTAGACATCAAGTTAATAATATGGGGACTCTTTTAAATAGTATTCTCTCTATAAGTCGTGAACAAGGTCAAGAAAATACAGAAGGTGATATAGAGGCGCCACAAATTAATAGTCAAGAAACGCAACAACAAGATAATCAAACACAAGAACAGGCCCCTCAAGAACAAAGGCGTGAAAATTTGCGATATAGTGAGATTCATAATGTTCCTGGTGCACATGCAAGTAGAGTTAGAACTGACACAAGTCAGCCATCTATGTATGACACCAGAAGTGATATAGAAAATGTTAGAACTGAATTATTATTGAGAAGCCAAGATGCTAATCAAGATTTAACAGACAATGTAAGTTTAGATTCATCATGGTCAGAATCGACTGGCTTAGACCAAAGTCTGTCTGATGATATAAGTGTAGATTCTTCACTAGCGCTTTCTTCTTCGTCATCTAGTTCTAAGCAAAGTATTGATAATATAAGTGTTGACTCTTCGTCTTTATCAACATCCGATTCTGAGAAGTCGTCGTCTTCGCAAGAGGAGGGTAGGGTGCAAAACATATCACCGCAAGAAAGAGGGATACCAGAGTTCACTTGGGAAGCAAGATGCCGTGATGAAGCAAAATCTGAACCAGAACAAAATCATGATGTTGGTCCATCCAGATAATTATTTTTCACTTCTTAAATCTTAGTTGCGATAACCAACTATTAAAAATAGCATTTGGAAATAATTCTGCTTAATATTATAAGATGAAATATGTACAAATCTTTCAACTTATTCTAATGTAGTCTGCATGGATATTAATCAAATTATAAACGAATACTGGAATATATCGATTGAATGGATGGATAAAACTATTCTTACTTCAACTTTTATGTTGCAGCTAAGTTTAGTGATAACAGCCTTTTTGATAGGAATTAAAGCTGTAAAGCCTGTTCATAAATATTATGAGGCGTGGTCAGAAAACCTTCCTGTAACGCATTATTTTAGAAGATTTGGAATAAAACAATCTAAGTATCAGTTAACATTATTTTCAATACTTTTATTCCAATCCACTTTTCTTCTCTTAACTGCATCTTTAGATCAACCTGTTGCACTTATGTTAATAACTACAAAGCTTTTTTGTGCATGGGTTCTAATCAGGATAGTATTAATGATAAGCGGTAATTCTGTTTTTACTCGTTTCTTCTCTTTGGTAATTTGGGCTATTGCTGCCTTAAGTATCGTTGGTGTCTTAGATAGTACAATGACAACGCTTGATTCTATAAAATTTTCAGTAGGCAAAGTTGAAGTAAGTTTGTTTTCAATAATTAGTGGGGCCTTAACTCTTATAATTTTAATTTACGGAGCTGGGAAACTTTCAAAGTTATTTGATAGAAAAATTGAACATATTCCAAATCTAACCCCTTCGGCGCGGGTGCTTGTAAAGAAAATGAGTAAAATATTCCTGCTCGCTCTGGCTTTTATAATAGGCTTGAACAGTATGGGAATAGATTTAACGGCATTGGCAGTTTTTGGTGGTGCAGTAGGTTTGGGTGTTGGGTTTGGCTTGCAAAAAGTTATTTCTAATTTATTCAGTGGTTTTATATTACTTATAGACCGTTCAATTAAACCCGGTGATGTTATTCAAATTGATGACACTTTTGGATGGGTTAACTCTCTTGGAACAAGATGCGTATCATTATTAACGCGTGACGGTGTTGAATATCTAGTTCCAAATGAACATTTAATTACAGAGAAGGTAACGAACTGGTCGTATAGTAGTAAAAATGTACGTCAAAAAATCCCTATTGGAATATCTTATAATGCTGACTTAAGAAAAGCAATTGAGTTGGTGGTGCAAGTAGCTCAAGATCACAAAAGAGTTTTGGAAAACCCTTCTCCTGTGTGTAGGGTTATTGCGTTTGGGGACTCTGCTATTGAATTAGAATTAAGAATTTGGATTAGCGACCCTGTTGAGGGAGTTATGAATATCAGAAGCGACCTTCTTTTGGGAATATGGGACTCATTTAAAGATAATCATATAGATGTACCTTTCCCACAGCGTGATGTACATATTAAAGCGTCGCCAGAGCTTAAGGAGTTGTTAGCAGGGTTAAAATAGAAGCTAAATTTAAGTTATCTGTAAAATAATAATTAATGTTTTGTGACTGGATTTTTATTCATAATTCAAGTAAATTTGATTTTTAATTAATGTTTAATATTCTTCTTGGAGACATAAGTAATGAAACCGCGTAACTTATTAATAACAACTGCTGCAGCAGGCTTGTTAGTATTTTCTTTATCAACTACAGCTTTGTCAGCGCCTCAAATGACTAAAGGCGAACCTAAGTCTAATCAGTTCTGGTGGCCTGAGAAGCTAAATCTTTCTCCGTTACGTGACCATGATGAAGACTCAAATCCTTTGGGTGAAAATTTCGACTATGCTAAAGAGTTTCAAAAGTTAGATTTACAAGCACTAAAAAAAGATATCAATAAGTCACTGACAACTTCACAGGAATGGTGGCCGGCAGACTATGGTAATTATGGTCCTTTTTTCATTCGCATGGCTTGGCATAGTGCGGGTACATATCGCACGCATGATGGTAGGGGAGGGGCTGGTGGTGGTCAGCAAAGATTTGACCCTTTAAATAGCTGGCCTGATAATGGTAATCTTGATAAGGCAAGAAGATTACTTTGGCCAATCAAACAAAAATATGGCAACCAAATATCATGGGCGGACCTTATGATATTGGCAGGCAATGTGGCAATGGAAAATATGGGTTTCAAGACACTCGGTTTTGCAGGTGGTCGTGAGGATGACTGGGAAGCTGATCTAGTATAT